AACCTAACTTATTAACTTTCATAAGATTAGTGAAAACTGCATCCATAACACTAACATCAGTTGTGATGTAAGCTTCTATTTTTGCATCTGTTTTTGTTTGTGCAAGTTCTGCAGCTGCAGTCCAATCATCTGCGGTTGGTGATTTTCCCATGTCAATCGCATAACATTTTCCAACTGCAATATCTGTCGTGTTTACCTGTTTTCCTTCAGTGAAATAATCTTTTATAACTGCAAGTAAAGGATTAGTTTTAACATCATCAGGTTCAACTCCTAATCCTCCTGCATTAGTTGTTACTGCTGCAGCTTCATAATTTTTAAATTCTAAAATTTTTGGAGAATATGCTTCTGTGTCTTTCGTGGGTCCTATAAATATAGGTATATATTTTCCTGTTTCGGATTCCGGTAAACTTGATTGTTCAATATGATTTACATACGGTTTAGCCAAAACTTAGACCTCCATTTTTTTGTAATCGTTTATCATTTTTGTAAATTCTTCTGTTGTCATTTTAGGTTGTATTGTTAACCCAAGTTTGGAATCTTTTTGTTCTTTATAATATTCAGGTAAAAGTCCATTCTTAGATAATGCACCTATAATTAGTATATCTTTTTCTTCAGATTCAGTTACTAAAGTATTTAAACATTTTTTAGATTCTTCTTTAACTGTAACTGCCTCTTTCTTTTTTTCTGCCATTATTATTTGTTCCTTTCTAAAAAAAGAGATTAAAAATTTTTTTTAAATAATTTCATATAATATTAATATTAGTTGTTGGGTTACCACCTAATATGTAATAATTGTAATAATCCATGTTTAATTTAAAAATAGTCCTGTAAATTGTTTGACTAGTATCATACTCGTCCTGGTTGAATTCTGGTTCAATATCAAAACTGGAACGTATTATATTATATTTCATAAACAAGCTGGTGAAGTTATAATCATCAGGTTTGGGGCATTGGCCTTTTATGGTGTGATGATTGTTAATGGTGGTTGCTGGACAATTAGTTTTAAGTGTACTGCATTCCCCATCAGTATAGTTTGTGCAGAATTTGTAATAATCTGATTGTAGTTTCCATAATAAATCGTTTACTTGTTCGTTAATATTGTATCGTTCTTGTTCAGTAGTAGCCCAGACATTCACTTGTATGGTGGTATTATTTTTAGATCTTCGCACTTGTTGTGGATAAGTTTTTAATGGATTACTCTTATCATATAAGGGGTGTGTTGATGGTAATGGTAAGTATAAGTTTAATAATTTCTCACCTTCAGGATACCGTCTACCACCTTGATTAATTATTGTTATGCAGGGTGTTGAATCAGTTAAAGTATATGTTGGCAATACTTTAACAATTGTATCATTGATGGTGATGTTGTCTTTAAAGATTTCACGTACCATTTGTGTTATTTTATCCATTTAGTATTCTCCGGTGTGTCTTTTAAAAACTAATTGCACAATCTTTTCAGCATCACCTGAAGTTTCTAGTTTCTGAAAAGCTCTTAATGGATAATTGTTAGGATTCATCTTGGAGGTTCCATTGATGACATAAGGAGCATATTCAACCTGATTTGTTATTTGTTTACTTAATCGTGCATTCAGGTTTAGTTGATGTCCTGTTCTTAATGTTCCACCAGTTTTACCTGAACCTTTCGGATATTTTCCTACTGGTGCACCTCCTGATGGTGTTCCTTTCCCATGTCCGTCTGCTACACCTACACCTGGTTCCATTATATAATTATATGCTTGTTTTGCAATTTCATTTAAACTTTCACTTATAACATCCTGCCATTCTTCACTTACTTTATCGTAGAATGATTCTTGTATTTCAACTTCTATTTCCAAAAGATTTCATTCTCCTTTTAGTGTTCGTGTTTGTCTTTCCTGTGTTATTATAAGTTTGTAATGGGTTGTTTTGTTGAAATGGTTATTATATTGTGGTGAACCTACAATTGAGTATGTTACATTGTCTTCACTTATTCGTAGAATACAATTTTCACTACATTTTATATTTGTGTAAATTTTAAATGTGTTTTGTAATATTTTCCCAAATTCTCGAATACTCTCCTTTGGAGTATATGGTTGCATGTCAACTTCACTAACAGTTTTCATTTTATACTTTGTAATGTTACTATCAGTGTAAGGATCATATTCTTCAGATTCATATGGTTCCCAGAATTCCATTAATACATTATTGAAGAAACTCATAACATTGTTGCTCTTGGTTTATTTATTGTTTTCAGGTTTTCAATATTGTTCATAAGATTCTTGTAGAAGATTGTGTAAACAGATGAAGTGTTATCATATGAAACTGACACATCTCCTTCACTTATACTGCTTGCAATTCCTCCATTTGTGTAGATGGGATTGTTTTGGTAAGTGATTAAGTCTAGGATTACTGGTTCCACATTGTTTTCCCAATATGTTTCTGTTACTTTGGTTGTGTAGGTTATGCTTAATATTTCAAAATCTTCAGGGAATATTATTTCAGGTGTCTTAAATTTTATTATACCATTTTCCTGGTCTAAGTAGTAATCATCAGTTGTTAATTCTTTTTCATTGTTTATTCTGATTGATTCTATACTGGTTACTGGATAATATGGTAATAAATAATTTTTAAGAGTGGGTGAGGGGTAAAGGTCAACATCATTGCGTGTTACTGGGTTATGGTCTATACCAGTTAAACTAATAATACGTTTTGTAGCATAATCTATCATTTGTTGAATTGTATCATCAGTTAAACTTGTAGTGTCTATCCCATTTGCTTTTAAATTAGCCTTTACTTCATCGATTGTTATTGTCATAATCATTCCCATTTTTATTATATATGAATTTAAAAAAAAAATTAAAATCTTAAATTATAGAATCTATTTACTCTTAAGCTCCAGATTTAGCTTCGAGAGCTGCTACTCTAGCTTCAAGAGCTGCTATTTTTTCATAAAGGTATTTGATTTCTCCACCTTTACGATTGAAAATTTTATGATAAGCTATTAATGCCATTCAATCATAACCTCATTTATTCTGTGTCGCCAATATTAGTAATTTTACCATTCCATTGCTCTGCTCTGTTATATGCAGTTACCCACGTGAATAAAAGTTTACTGGTGGATAATTTGGTTTTAGCAAGGTCAACAAGTGTTGGTGCTTGTAATTCTCTTACTTTATAAGAACGATTATCAATGAATTGGAGAACATGACCTTCAGTTTTTGTAGTATCAATGTTTGGATCTACAATGATTGGGATAGTTACTCCATTAGGAGCGTTGTATCCTGTAACTCTTACACCAATGTTAAGGTCTACTTTATCGAGGAATCTTTGTTTGGATTCCATCATGTTCTTTAATTGGGATTGTACTTTTGCAGTTGTTACGATTGCAGATGGGCTTCCACCGTCATCGATGATTTCTTGAGCAACATTATCTACAGTGTCAAGGTCTAATACTTTGTTAGTGTTACTTGTTGCATGAGTTTTTGTTGATGTGATGAGTCCTGGGAAATCTTTATCAGAATCTCCACCAACACCTTGAAGTATTGCTTTATCCTTTGTTTGTGCAATATCAAGGTAACCGTCTTGAATTTCATCATTTAACAAGTCCACTGCATCTACACCTTTTTGTGCTAAATCAGATACTTCTACAGGATAAACAAGTGTTCTCATTTTTGCTACTGCATCATCAAAACTGGAAGCTGTGAATTCAGGTATAGCTTCAGTTTCATCTATGAATGAACTTTTAGTGTTTTTGGTTTTCTTTCTGTAACCGACTTTATCACTGTTAGCACCAGTTACTACTCCATTTGCTTCACAGTAACGGAGGAATGGGCTTTGCATGTACACATCTTTCTGTAATTCTTTATCATACGCTACAGTGATGAGTTTGTCAGCACCAGTCGTGGTGTCCATTGCTTTTTGTAATATTTTTAAATCTTCTTGTGTTGCGTATCTAGTTTTTAATGCATCGTTTAATTTATTTGACATTATTTATCTATTCCTTTTTTTAATAAAATGGTTCCTTATTATTCTTTATTTCTTCTAAAATTTTGTAATCTAATTGTTTTTATTTTTATGCTAATAACATTTCAGCTATATCACGAGTGTTCATAGTTTTAGAAACTTCATCATCTGATTCTTTTGTGGATTTGGATACTGTTTCTTCTAAAACTTTCTTTTCAGTTTTGCTTTCAGGTTCACGATTTTCAGTTAAACTTTTAAAGATTGCCTCGGATGCTTCTTCAATTGCTTTAGCTTTAATTTCCTCATAATCTTCACTTAAAGATTTTTTCTTTTTACCACCGCAGGCTTTTGCTTCTTCGAGTTGTGATTGTAAGTCTGCTATTTGTTGTTTTAATGCAAGGATTTCATCTTCAGGTTTAACATTTCCAGTTTCTATTTCTTCAGTTTCGCATTCTTCGCCAGGTTCACATTCTTCTTCATCAATTGGCATTGCTTTGGTTTCTTGGTCTAACTTGTATTCTTGTACGAGTTCGTCTTTGAATGATGCTAATGCTTGATTGATAAGGTCGGTTGCTTCCTGATTGGTGATTGGCATGTCTTCAGCTTTTGTTACATTTACTTCTTCATTTGTTTCTTTATCGGTCATAATATCCTCATTATTTTTTGTAATATTTTTTGTTATAGTTTCAGATTCTTCTCCACTATTTTTTCGTAATAATTGACAGGCTCCACTTAAGCATTTAGCTTCAGCTACTTCTTTGCTTAATTGTACGGTTCCGAAGGTATCCCAATTAGCAGGTAAGCCTGTTAAACTTATTTCTAGGAGGTTGATTTTTTTAACGTTCCATCCACCGTCTTGTTTGACTGTGTAATCTTCTACACTTCCACGTATGCTTAATCCTAATTTAACTCCTGCATCTATTCTTTCACTTATCATTGTTTTGTATGATGGGAGGATGTTGAATTTGATTTTAAGATTGTTATCGTCAGTATCTTCCACACTTATGACGGTTCCTATTATGTCTTCGATTCCTATTTGGTGGTCGGTGTGTATGTTTCGTGTTAGTGCTTGTTTTTTTAAGTCACTTACACATTCAGGTGTTAATTGGTCTTTTTCAAGGTCGATACTGGTTGTGGCTGCGATTCCTTCGAGGATTAGTTCATCAGTTGTGTTGGTGTTTGATGTTTCGTTTATTGTTTTTTTTATTGTGGAGTAGATTCTGAACTGATTTTTGTTTTCAGTTGTCATTGTTGGATTATTGTACTCCATTGTTTTTTTTTTAAAATTAGTTTGAATTTTTGATTTTGATTTTTTTTTGGGTGTTGTGTTGTTTTTTGGATTTGTTACATATGCACTCATGTAAAAATTGTTTTATTAAAATAAAATAAAATAGTTAATTAACGTTTATTTAAATCTAATTGAGTATAATCATAAACTTCTTTTTCAGTTTTAAACGGATTATCAATTACAGTTTTAGAAATGAGATTATTTGAATTATCATATAATAAAATTTGTTGTGATGGTGCTCTTAAAACATACATTACAATAAATTTATCATCAACTTCTTTACCATAAGAAATCTTTAATTTCATTCCATTACTTAAATCAATAGTTTCTACATTCTTTTCAAATACATCTACAACAATCATATTACTCAACTGACTCATTTTCTTTTAAATAATTACTTATAAATTTATATTTATTAGGGAATTTTGTTTTGAATTCTTCAGGATTACTTTTATAAATTTTAACAGATTCTGCAAAATCTTCACAATATTTCTTTTTCTCATTAACACTTAATTCTTGAATAGGACTAGTTGTGAAATCATAAGCATATTGTGTAACATAAGTATCTGCATCAGTTAAACCTGAACTTTCTAATGCTGATTTATCCTTATTAAATGCATCAAGATATTCCTTTGAATTAGATATACTGAATTCAGGACCATCCATGAAATGTGCACATTCATGTGTAATAGCTTCCATTGTTGAATTCACATCTTCATTAAAAATAAATACTCTTTTATTTTTACTTTTTGGATCTACGAATCCTCCAACACGAGGACCTGGTAATAGAGTATAACTTATTGCATATGGTTTCTGGTCACTTATTACAATTTCTTTTGCGGTTTGTAATTCTTTAGGTAAACTTTCATAATATTTTATAGAAGGTCTTAATCTATTCATTTGTCCAGATTCAGAAGCATATACTGTTAAACCTTCTTTTTTTAGTTTAAATCTTTTAAATGTTTCATCAGTTGAGAAATCTTCATATTCTCCACTATTAACTGGCCATTTAAGTTTAACATGATCTTTAACAGTTATATTTTTATCATTCATTATTTTATTATAACTGTCTAATTCTTCTTTCCAATCTTCTGGGTCTTCTTTAAAACTATCATATGCATCTTGTTCACCTGGAGTTAATTTATCCCATTTTTTTTCTTCAGGTGTTAATTTTTTTGTTTCAGAAATTTTATTAACTGAACCATCACCCACTACTTGGGATTTACTGTTAATAGTAGTACCTGAAACTACTTCTGGATTTGGGATAGGTTTTGGAGGTAAATCTCCAATATCCTGTGCTTCAGGGTCATCTAATATTGTCCATGGAGCATAGGTATGTCTACAATTTGGATGTGCAGGTAGTAATGCTTGTGCTTCTTTTAAAGTATAAGGACTGTTGTCAACTATTTCTAAACAAACTTTACATTCTAATCCATCACCAATCCCAGGAACCTTAACTTTTTCAATACCATAATTTGCCCATGATTGAAGTTTACCAGTATTCAATGCTCTTGAAGATTCAGTGTGAGCTATCATTTGAGCTCGTTGACGAGGTGTAAGTTTCTTATCAGGTAATGGAGTTAAAGGTAATTTAGTTATTGCTTTTGCTATAACATCAGTTGGTTGTCCTTCTGCAACACCTCTCCATATTGTTTCTCGTAATCCTCGAGTAACATCTTGACTTAAACCTTTTACTTTTTCGAAAGCATATTGATTAATGAAAAAGAATGCTTGTTCATCAGCTGGAGTATAACCAAATTTAACTTCAATATCTTCAACTCCGAATATAGCTCCTAATTGGTAGAAGTTATCCATGAATTCTTTAACATTTTCTGCTTTTGAATTAACAAGTAAATCGCATTGATGACTTATTCTCTTAAAGAAATCTTCCTTTTCCTGTAATTCATAGAAGGACAATCTTTTGAAACTATCACTATTTAAATATTCTATACTGTAATTTACTTGTTGATTTATCATATCATTTAAATCATTTAAGAAATTTAATTCTTCATCAGAATATTTTATGTTTTTAGCATCTTTTTTTATTGTTGTATAATCGTCAGGATAAGCTTTATCTAATAAATCAAAATACACCTCCTCAGGCATACTAATTATTTTACTAGATTCACTAATAGATTCCATAATCAATACTCACTCCAAACAAGACCATTCTCCATTAAAGCCTTATTCACAACATCTAACTTCTTATTAGGATAAGGCAACATTTGATAATTAACATTCTTCGCAGTTGGTGCAATCTCATCATTCGCCACACTTTCAACATCTTCAGCATTAGCATCGGCTAAATTAGTAACTCCTACTTTTGTAGTTAAACCATACTGACTATAATTGAGTGGTAAATAACCCCAATCAACAGGCTCCATAGCATAACCTGAACGTACTTCATTCACGGTTACTGAACCATTACGGATTTGAATATCCTCAATACTTGCTCTTTGCTGTTTATCCTCAAGGTCAAGGTCACCATACTGGAACACTTCATTAAAACCAGAACGACCCAATACCTTCTTAAAAGCACCCTCAAAAAGTTTACTTTTACCACTAAGAGTTTTTTTGAATTGTTTATCCTGAGAAAGTCCACTACCAGAACCTAAATTAGCAGTTTCAATAATACTAACCTTAGCAGGAGGAACACCATAAGTTGCAAGAATACGGTCACGAACATCCTTCATCAATTCCATGAACTCCATATCCTGATTACTACTACTAGCCCTAGTATACTTTCCACCACGAACAATAAGTGTACCAGTCTTATGCTCTGTTTGTGCAAGTGCAGATAATCTAGCTATTTCACTATTCCACTTCTCATCATCAATACTACTATCATATTCAAGAACACCACGAGGATCTAAACCATTATTTTCAAGAATATTAGTTGTATGTGTTCGTCCTAAAACTTCTAATGCAATATCTGCTGCAAGAATATCAATGTTACTTTCACCCCAAACACTACCACGTATATCTGGGTCTTTAATATGAACTATTTCATCAGGTTCGAATTGATGAGAATAATTAATGAATTCCCAACAACTGTTATCATAATTGTAACTCATATACTCTGTGGGTATATGTTTCAATCCGATGGGAACATCACTGAATTTTGGATCATGTATTACTTCGCAGAAAGCATCACCTAATCCTAAATAAGATTTCCACATTAACATTGTGAAAATTTCATAAGTATCATTACTTGATACTCCCATCGGATTTGTGAATAAATCTTCTAAGTAACTGGTGTGACTGAAATCTACAATGTTCTGGTCAGGATTGTTAATTGTGAAACCAAGGTTAACTATTTCATCAAGATAAGTTTGGATACAAGCATTTACCCATACATTCTGCATTGCTTTATAATAAGTATCCCAACCCACACCTATGATTTTATTTCTGCGTTGGAATGCCCAACCTAATTGGCTGAACACATAATCTGTTGCTGAAGTGTTTTCAGGTTTACGGAGGACTGGTAGACGGTCTGTTAAGTTATGATATGCTCTTGTGAACATGTTCATTTTAATCTTAATCCTCCTTTCCTATTTTTTCTTTATAATCATCAAGTGTTAATGTTATTAAATCCATCTTGTCACTGCAACAATTGGTGTGATGATTGCATGCATGTATTGCAATTTTCACTCTGTATTCGGGATCTTCACCAATCGTACTGTATAAGCTTCCTAGTGCTATCTCGTTTCCTGCACCTATTACATGATAGTTTTCATCATAACTCATGCATGTGAAGTCTGGGAATATTTCATATATTTTATTCATGTAAATTATTAGTAGGCTGATATCTAATTGTTCTCCATCTTCACGGGGGTATAATCTTAATGTTCTTAAATGGTCTTCTAATGCTGGTAGGAAGTCTAAGTGTAAGTATGTTTCGAAACTATCTTCTCGTATTTTGTCTGGTGCTTTGAATCCGTATTTGATGTGGTTGATTATTCCCACGTCACCTGCATAGGCGATTAGTTGGTAATTGGTTTCTTTGTTACTGTAATCTATTTTTTTGTTTCCATCTTTTGTTGTGGTTTCTTTTGGGGTGTAGATGGTGAATGGTTTTTTGAAATATTTTGGTGAGATGGTTTTGCTTTTTAGGTTTCCTCCTGTCACCATTCTGTCTGCTCCTAGATAAATTTTGTTTTTGTGTTTTATTGTGATTATTATTGTCAAGTATATCAGCTGGTTTTTCCTTTATTTATTTTTTTGTATGGGTGTTTTTTTGTGTTAAAAGCTACTAGCAGGATTTGAACCTGCAACTTACAAGTTACGGGCTTGTCACACTACCTGGTTGTGTTATAGTAGCATTATATTTTTTTTTTGAATCTATTTAGAATAGTTCTGGATTGGTGGAGTGGAACTATACGGATTCGAACCGCAATTATTGGGTCTGGAGTCCAATGTGCTACCATTTACACTATAGCTCCAATTGATTAATAGAAAAAGGTGGTAGCTGTGACCTATCGGCCACGTATACCTTAATATTCTGCATGAATGGTTATTGGGGGTAAATTAAGCTACCAAAATAATTATATGTTTTAAAAAAGAATATTATAATGTGAATGTTGGTTGTAAAATTATTTAGTAAAACTTATATAATGGCCATGATATATTACTTAATTGACTACTAAAAAAAAAAAAATGAAAATGACATAAATAAAAACTTAGTAGCTGGAATTTTTATATTAGGAGGAAACGACTCGTAGAGTGTCGGAGCATTCGTGTTCAAAACTCTATAACTCAATACTTGTCTGTTGTTTCATCACGTGGTAGTCCTTATCTATTTTAAGGACTACACAGACAAAACTTTTTTTTAATAATCTTATTATATCCTATTTTTATCCTATTCAATATCTAAACTTAATAATTTTCAATATGATTCTAATAAATTTATAAATGAGTTAAAACAATATTTAAAATGGATGTGGTAATTAAATGGTTTAATCTCATATAATTAAAAAGATAACAAACTCCTAATATAAATGCCAGTGAGTATGAAAAATACTCTGACAGGATTAAGTGATAATTAAATTTAAAATATGTTATATTAATTTTGGTAGTTGCCCTCCTGTCATTTCCAGTGTGGCAGGAGGTGTACAAGAAAAAATGATTACTGCTATTCAATGTTTGCATATAATTGCAATAACTATTGAAATAGTAGCATTCATTTTAAGTTTTAGTTGAGTAATCAATTAAAACCAAAATTGTTTTTGTACAAAAAAAAAGTTTTTATTTGTTTTGTTATTCTTTTCTTATAACCTTAGTTTGAGCTGTTTTTTTATCCATTCAATTCTTTTTTTTAGATATCAAGATAACCAAAACTTGGAGTAATAGATTTCTCCTCATCACCACGGAACAAATAATTATAACCATGACTCAAACTATCAATAATATCATCATGCTCCCCATAAGGAAATGAAGATAACTCATTTACAAGACTTTGACGAGCAGGACCTTCAGGTAAATCAATATAAACCAAACCATCTTCCATGGCATTCTTAAATGGAGTAGCACGGTCAACTTTACTCGTTATAGGTTGAGCCTGTTCAACATGATAACCTAATAATTGCTCCTGCCATTCTTTAAATAAAAGTTTACCTGCAGCAGCCACTCCAGTTTCAATAAGTATATGAACAGTAGGAGTATCAATACTTGCAGTACTTTTTATTTTACTTTTATTCTCATTACCAAAACGACCATGAACTAGATGATTACAATAGAATATTTTCTCATTTACTTTATGATCCTTCGAACCCGCAGTAAAATCGTTTTTAGTTTCTTTCCCACTTGATGCTATATCCCATGCTCTAACACTCTTGTTAATGTTTAAGTTAGGTGGTGTTCCCCAATTAATTTTTGAAATGTTAAAAAAGTCTGATGATTCATCTATTGGTTCTTGTTGATAATTTGCAGAGAATAATCTATCACGTATCTTATTCTTCTTTTTCAATAATAAATCTAAGGAATATCGTTCAGGCCATAAAACTGTATTATCATCTTGAATTGCTTTATAGGTTACGAAGTGAAAATCATCTGCTTGTGTTTTCATATAATAACCAATCAGATCATTAGTATGCCATCTTGTGTGGAGAATACAATACCTGGTGTGGGGTTCTATTCTTTGTTCCAGAATACTATTCTCCCATGTTATCATCTTGTCAATTGCAGATGGTGTGAACTCTTCCTCCAAACCTTTATAAGGATCGTCCACTATAAGGTAATCTACATCTTGTCCTGTGATTGAACCTGATGAACCAGTTAATCGGATACTTCCAGTATAATCTTTCCCTGTATTACTGCAGAACATTAGATGAGTGTTACTATGTTTTGTTTCAGATAAATTAACACCAAAAAGGTAACCATATTGTCTTACATACTCTCTAAGCATTATACCAAACTTTTCACTTAAAGTACTGGTATTGTTCACTATTAATATGTTAAGTGTTGGGTCTTGGAATAATAACCATAATGGAAATGCTAATGTAACCATTGAAGATTTACCATGACGAGGAGGCATGCTAACTGCAAGTTTCTTAAAATCACCCCTTTCTAATCGTGTTAATTCTTTCGCTAATTCACGTAAATGATTAGCAGGATAATTATGATGGAATCTTTGAGCTACATAAGTACGATAAAAATTATAAAGGTTACCAGTGGCTTTTGCTTTTAAAGGTAATTCATTATAAGTTTTACTTGCCATCTTCATCTAAGAAATCATATTTCGCTTCATCACTGAAAATTGTATCTAAATCCTTTGGACGATTTTCTGTAACATTAACCCTTGATTCTGTACGAGAATCAGGTTCACCTGTTAATTGTCTTTCTTCTGCACTTAAATTGTTAATAGCTATTGTTAAATTTTTAATATCACTACTTCGTGTAGCATCGGATAAAAGTTTATATAATTTATCCTTTTTAATCTGAAAAATAGTTCGAGCTTCTTCACGCTTTTGCTTCTTTCTCTCTTCAAGGAAAGTAGGTAACTCTTCCTGATTCAAATGTTTAATATAAGCATCACGTCTTCTAATCCACTTACCATCTGCAGCCCACTTAATAAAAGTATTTCGTGTAGGTAACTTAAGCTTTTTACTTGAATCCTTATTGAAGTCTTCTTGAAGAATATCATAAAAACGTTCAATAACTCTCTCATAATTTTTACAGTACATAGTGAAGAATTTATAATGACGATTACTCTCATTCGGTTGCTGACTCCAAATGTCATTAACTTGATTTTCTTCACTCATATTACTCGTATCCTCTTTTTTTTAATCGGCTAGGTCTTCTAAAAATTTATTGTTAGTGTTTTTTATTGATTCTTTTATTTTATTGGTGGATACTGGTTTTGGTGTTTCTGTGTATCTTAAATCTTCTAATTCTTCTCGTAGGAATTCTTTTTGTTTACTTGCTATTAAATCTTCAATGTTTTCTTTTGCAACAATATTGGCTAGGTCATTGATTTCTTTTTCATTCCGTCCGATTTTGCATTCAAGTTTTGTTTCAAGATCTTGTTTTTCTTTTTCTATTTGTTTTATTCTGTCTTCGTATTGGTATAATTTGTATTGTGTTTCTTGTTCTTTTTTTCGTTGTTCTTGTATGTGTTCTTGTTTTTTATGTTCACAGAACCAGTCAATTATCCATATTATGGCTAAACCTAATATTAAACTGAATATGGATAAATCTATTGCACCCACACCCCATTTTGCCATTACAGGATTATGGGTTGCTATCTCCCATATTCCACCTACACCTGTTGCAATTAATACTGTACTTGTACTTGATTTTACTCCATTCTTTAAATAGAATAGTACACGTAATCCACTATTTTTCCAATACTCTCGTACTTCCGGGTCAATATCATCATGTCGTAGGTATGCTTGGAATTTAGATAGCATCTTCTTCAGTGGTGGTTGTTGAGGTTTCATCGTTACCAACAACTGTGACTGGTGTTATTATGCTAGATGGATATTTTTCATCAAAATATTTTACTATTGCAGCGAGTATGATTGCTATGATTGGTGCTAATATTTGGATTAGTTGTGATTGTGTTGCTTCTGCTATTCCAAAGTAACTCGTCACTGCAAGGATTATTGTCGTTGCATATGTTGTTAAATCGTTTTTTGTTAATTCCATTTTTTATTGTTCTCCTAAATTGGTTTTAAGTGTATTTAAAAAAAGTTGTGATTTGTTAAAAGTTTGAAGTGTACTGAAAAGTTTAATTTTTTATCAGGTATATCTGATAAATTGTGTGAAATTTTAAAGTTTATAGAGTATACTTGAAACTTTTATAAAAATTTAAAGTTTTTCTAGTTAAATAGAAACTTTAATAAAAATAAGTTTTTTTAGGTCTTATAGGACCTAAAATTGTAAAAATTGTAAAAGTTTGTTTTAAAGGTTAATAGTTTTCATAATTTATTTCATCATCAACTCTGGACATTCCCTGTCAATATGATACTCATCACCAGACACTTTCAAATTCTTATTAATACTTAAACGAATAAATGATTCTGGTGAAACTGTCATTCCTTTAACACGTGCATATGATTGGAAATAATTAATATAATGACCAGTGAATCCATAATATTTCCGTCCTATTCCACCATCACGTGTCCTGTACGGATTATTGAAGAAGGCTCCATAATGATTATGGCCTTGAATGAATAAGTCTGCATCAATATTTGTCATGTCCTGAATGAATCCTCTTTCTGCTAAACGTAAACTTTTACTGAAACGAGTTCCATGTTTTCCATAAATTGTGAATTCCTGGTCATTAATTTTTAATGTATCAAAAAAATCAGTACTATTATATGGTATGTTAAGGTTTTCTGATATGATTTTTCCAAGGTCTAAATTATAATCTTTCCGCACTCGTGCTGGATGATTACCTGAAACCATAAATCTTATATATTTCCTATATGGTTTTAATAAGCTTGTTAACTTATTTACTTGGTCATCACAGGTCATACTCCATTCCCATGTCCCAATACGAGTATTACTTACATCTGCTAGGTCACCGAGTAAATATATGATTTTGTTTTTGGATTTTGTTTTCTTGAAGATTTCCATCCAATAATGGAAGTATTCCATGTTACATGCGGGTGATCCTAAATGTAAATCTGATATGGGGAAGATGTATAATTTACTTCCTTTTAATTGGAAATTGTTATTAATTGTTTTCATAATCGTATCCCCCATGGTAAATCAATTTTTTCATTAGCTACATATTCATTATTCATGGATAGGATACATTTACAAGTATCACAACGGATTTCACTTGTATCATATATTGGATTAAATGTTTTACAAATAGGACACTTCTGAAATACAACCTTGTTTTCATCATATTTTTTTTGTTTAGGAAGATTAATTATAAATTCTATGATTTCTTTATCTTTTTCAGTATCCTCCTTACTATATATACAGGACACGCCACCGGTATTCATGTATACTCTCCTTTATATAATTCTTCATGATTATAAGTATCTGTTTGTATAGGGACAAGATAGGAGTGACTGAATGCGAAACTAGCTATACGACAAGTGATTAAATGAACCATTTCCCATGTTAAACCATAATGTCTTATGATTGCATAATCGTTGAATTGTACATTGGGATTGAATAATTTTTTAACATAAAAGCATATGCTAACAATTATCATTTCATTGGTTGCGGTTCGGTGTAAATATTCTAATGGTATGTTTTCAACAATCCAGATGGCATGTTCTCTTTGTGCTCCTTCTAATTTTAAAGAGTCCATGATTACTTGACAAACTTGTGTGTAACCTGTTAATCTTTGTTTTTGTTTTATTCGTGTTTCAGTGGTGGTGCTTAAGATTTCACCAGGTTGCTTTGTCTTATATTTTTTTATTAAATTATCATAATATTTTCGTGTCACTTAAGTGTTCACTTCTTTACTGTTTAATATTCGTAAATAGTCTTCAGCTCTACTTTTAGCTCTTAAACGGTCTCGTGCTGGTAATTTGTAATAGAAACTTGCAATTATGTTATTTGTGTTTACTTCAATAATATCCCATGAAGAACTATTAGTTGCTGCATTGTACCTGTTTTCATTAAGTCCATATTTATTCATTTTACATTCTCTTCATTTTTATTAAGATTAAATTTCGGATTATTCAATGATTCTTTAAAAAATTGTTTTAAAGTATTTGTTTTGCATAAAACCTCACCATAAGTTTTACCATCATTAGAATCCAATTCCAGTTCAAGATTAAAAAATTTCAATTGATTACTTAAAGTTAATTCATCAGCAAGTCTTT